TCTTTTCGTGGGAGGACGCTGTTCGCGCCCAGCTAGTTGGTAAAGACAACTGGAGTAAGTGGCCACGTGCGATGATCAAGAGCCGCTGCATTTCCGAGATGGCGCGCAGCTTGTTCCCTGACGCGCTTATGGGTGTGTCTCACACGCCGCAGGAACTCGATGAGAACATCCCTCTAAACGAAGGCACGGTCATCGACATCAAGGCTGGCAGCACGACACCCACGCCTAGGCTTGGCGATAAGCCAGCGGTAGTACCGCCTGAGCAAGCAGAACGCATTTCTAAGTGTGTTGCCGCGTTCTCCGAGATCGGCGTCACGCAAAAGCAAATCGAAGACAAGCTCGGTCACCAAATCGAGAAATGCGACAGCCTCGATTTCGACGGTTTGGGACTTTGGTATTCGGAACTGAAGGCAGCGCAGGAGCAAAAAACTGCGTCTGAGCCGGTTCAAAGTAAGCCCGGTTCGGTGAGTTTATCGGACCGAGTTAAGGGGTAGCCTTGTTCATTTTTTGGCCGTTGTTGGTTGGGCTGGATCGTGCTGGAGATGAGATGAAAGACGCCGTGATTGAGTACGAAATTTTGAATTGGGAAAAGTTCAATCCGAGGACCGATGCGAAGTCGACCAGTTGGTGCCGACTCGACTCTGGGATGGCTGCGAGTGCTGACTGTGTCCGCATGGAGGACAAGGTCTTCCGTGTCTGGGTCGCGACTCTGTGCCATGCCAGTACGAGGCGAGGCAAGGGTCGCATAGCACTCAGTCACCTCTCAGCCGTGACTCGCACAAGTCTCAGTCGTGCCTGGGACGCGCTCCGATGGATACAAGGTGCCGAAATGATTAGGTGTGAACTAAAGTTACCTTCCGGGAAGGATAAAGAGACATTCGCAAACGAACGAAACGAACGAAACGAACGAAACGAAACGAACGTAGTCCAGCAGCCTGCGGCTTTGCTGACCCCGGTCAAGGTTGAGACGAAAAAACCAAAGCTGAAAAAATCTCCGGACGAGTACTCACCGACCTACCAAGTCTGGCTCGCTTACGTCGAGGCTTACCGGACTCGCTACAACCGTGAGCCGGATAAGAACGCCAAGGCGATGAATCAGTGCAAGCAACTGATCGACCGAGTTGGTTTCGACAACGCCAAACAACTCGTCGGCTTTTATCTGACCCACAATGAGCAGTGGTACGTGAAAAAATGCCACATGCTCACCTACTGCCTCGGCGATGCGGAAGCTCTCATGACGCAGATGCACGCCAACTTTCAAGTGACCACAAATTTTGCAAGAGATCAGGAACGAGTTCAGACGCAGCAGCAGATGTTCAACGAGATTCGCGACGCATGGAGTAACAGCGTAGCAGCAGAGGAGAAGAAGCATGATGACCCAGCTTGAGAGAGACCAGATTCTACAGCTTTTGGCCCTTTTATCGGAACAAAGCCCACAGCCTGCTACAAGGACGCGGATACTGTTTACGATCGAGCAGCTAACGGCCCACCCAATCGCAAAGATCCTACCCGCTCTCAAGCGGCTTGCGATTCACTCACGGACGTTTCCAACCGTCGGCGAAATCTTGGCTGAAATGGGAATTCGAAAAGAAACGGAAGTCCAAAACCCGGCCGAGGACGCGGTTGCGATTGCGGGCAGAATCAGCACGGCGATCTCGAAATTCGGCGCATGGGGTCCGAGGGATGCCCGCCAATACATCGGCGAGGTGGGTTGGGAAGTCGTCAATATGTCGTGCGGGTGGGACCAGGTCTGCAAAGTTTCGGACGACGAACTTGGGATGATGACGGCTCAATGGCGAGAGAAAGCTAAGGCGATTCTCAGTCGCGGAAGTAGACCACTACCAGGATTGCCCCCTCCGCCGACGGATAGGGGCTTGCGGCTCGTCAAAGAGTTGAGCGAGGGGCGTTTTCCGTCCGATATCGCAAACGACTCATAATCGATTTTAGCGCGTCCATATATCTGAAGGGAGAGACTTGGAATGTTACCAAACGAGGCGATGATGAAAAAAGTGACAGAGGACATCTACGAGGCACGGCGCGAGCAAATCATCTGCGAGGAGATGGACGTGGAATATACCCGCGTCGAGGTTTGGGATGTCACCTGCGAAGCCTTGGTCGAAATGTTCGGAGAGCCCGAGTTTCTGTTCCCGATCATCCACAAGTTTTTGTCGGATCAACGGCACGACATCGCAAACCGCGTTAACTCGTTTGCTGGCAACGCGAACGCCGTAATGGCGAGCCTGAAGGAAATGGACGAGAAGCGGCAGCGCTGGCGGACGTGCATCGAATACGTGACGGCGATACGCAGGCGCGAGAAGGATCGGGACACGATGCCTAGTTCGGCCGGGAAGGACTTGGGATGAGCTACAGCCGTTGGTCTGAAAGCAAGTGGTACAGCTACTGGGATGTTGCGAGCGGCGAAACACTCGACGAGCAAGTATTCACAGTCTGTGGAGAGGCGCAGTTTACCTACAGAGAACTGAAGGACGACCTACCCGGCTGTCTCAGATTGATCGACGGAGATGAAGAATTGGTCCGTTACATCCAGCAGTGGTTTGCGGATGTCGAGGCTGAATTTGCACCGGGGAAAGCGAAATGATCGAAGCGCTGACGCTATTCGTGAAACTGATTTTGGTCCTCTTGTTTTTATCGAGCGCTCTGTCGCTCGGGCTTTTGGTGGCAGCCGTGCTGGCTGTGCGGCGAACGGAAGTAGGGAGCGCGAAATGAACAACATCATCCCACTCCGCAAAAAGAAAGTGTTCCCCGTGGCCAAGTCGTTAGTAGCGCGAGAAACGGTCGTCCAGATGATCAACGAATTAATCCGCGATCTCGACAACCGGCTCGCTGCGATTGATCCGTATGAAAAGAAGTTTTTGCAAGATCACATTTTGGGCGGCATCGAGGCGCTTGAAAAGATTCTGACCGAGGTCGAGAAGATCAGATGACACGTCGAACGAGTATCGAAGCATATCGAACAATCGAATCGGAAGGCCTGCTAAGTAGACGCCGCTGGGAGGTTTACGACTTCGTTTACCGCTTTGGTCCGGTTACCGCCAAGCAGATTTGGAAGGCTATCGCACCAAATGCGGCGACTGGATCGGTGACAACCAGATGCTCCGAACTTCAGCGTATGGGAATTCTGGAAGAAGTCGGCGAGACCGCCGACGCCGTGACTGGAATGCAGGCGATTCTTTGGGATGTTACCGATGCACTGCCGAGGAAAGAGCAAAAGGTCCACGGCCCAACTAAGAGGCAAATCATTTCGCGGCTTCGTAATTTGATCGAAGAAGTTCGCCCATTCATAAAACCGCAGACCGATCGCAGCAAACGGTGGCTGGAACAAACCGCGTCTGTTTTGGATGAGAGTAAGAAAATTGTTTGAAACTGCCGCTCACAGTCGCTGGGGGCGACACACTCCAAGGGGGCTTGGAGGAGTGCCTGGAGACTGTGGGCGGTTTTAAGTTCGAAAGATGAGGGAGGGGTTTAAATGATGCAAAGTGATTTCAAACTTAAATGGTTCAAAGAGGGAGACACAATCCCGGCAGGATCTCGATTTGTTCGAACAGAAAATCGAGTCGTTGGAGTAAGAAGCTTTCGCCGGGAAGAACTTCACGGATGGTCCACAGGCGAGGAGGACCTTTTGGAGACGCAATATCTCTATGAGGTTCCGTTACCACCGAAAGCAGAATGGCAGGATATGCGTGGTGTGGGTGTATGAGCAAAGCCCGCGAAGCATGTAAGCGAGTGGCGGAGTTAAGTGAGAAAGCGACCACAGGGAGCTGGCTTGGCGTCATGATTAACACCGAGCAGATTTCCATTATCGCAAACAGACCCACGCCCGTTGCCATCGCTCGCATCAAGAACGACGTATCTCAGTTGCCGCTTACTGTTGAGGATTGGTCTAACTCTGATTTCATCGCCTCATCCCGCGATCTGATGCCTAAGTTGGCTGAGTGTCTTTCGATCATGCTGAATCATTGCGAGGCTTGTGGCTGCGGTGACTTAGAGGACTGTAGTTTCTGCATCGCGGTTGATGAAGTTGAACAGCAATTCGAGGGGCCGTGAGATGGGAGTTCATAAAAACATTAGTGCCGACAAGTTCCCAAAGCAGGGGAACTATTTGTCCCGCAGCAAAGTAAGGGTGTGCTTCAACTACGATACGTCGAAAACCTTCGAAGCGGTATGTGTCCGCGAGGATGACGAAGACCCAAGAATCACAATCTTCAGACTAAGCGACGGCAGATACGTACTGGCGACGGAATGCATGTACTCATGGGACGAGCCTAGCACCGCGCTGGACGGGGGTTCTTCTGATGAATCGGTTTGAGAGGCTGGTGGAATTGAGTGGGAAGAGGACTAAAGGAAAGTGGCATATCACTTTTGAAAGACCGGACGACTTCCCGTGCATTTATCTAGATCAAGAAATGAAGCACGATCCGACGATCGACGATCTGAGTTTTATTGATGAGTCCGCCAACATGATGGACGACCTGATCGATGTTGTACGAGCAGCTAAAGCATATGCGGACGCCGTGCAGTGGGACGGTCAGCCCTCAAAAGAGGAATACGCGCCATTAGTGAAAGCCCTTTCCAAACTACAACAATCCACGCGAGACGGAGCCGACGATGTCGACGGTTAAGCAGTGCTACAAAAAACCTTGGTACGAGTATCGAAGCGAAGCAGAACGCGCCTTGCAAACGATTCAAACTATCTTTGGTCGTAACGTCTGGCATGAGCATCAAAAGATTGTGGGTTATCTCGAAGGCTATATTGCCGGAATGAATTTCGCGGAACGTCAAATCGAAGAACATCATTCAGACTTGTTTAAATGCGTTCCCAGAGATGAAGCGCGAGACGGGGGAGATGGTGAGTGAAGCACTGAAAAAATGGGAGTCAATCAGCCGACGCCTTCGATACGTTCAAGATCAGATCTGGAGTATAGAGCGCAATGATAGCCGACAAGATGGCCAAGAGATGGATCAGAAGTTTGATGAACTGATGGCGCTGTTCAAGAATCATTTCGGTTGTAGGATTGCTAACGAGATCTATTGGGGCACGGAGAAGCGATGACCAACAGCAAGCTAAATGAAGTTATCCAGCGCGTCGAGGAGTTGGATGGGAAGGCGACGACGGCGCCATGGCACTGGGAAGGTGGCTATCTAAACTGGCTACAACCGTTTGTCATCAGCGCAAGTCACGACGGAGGGTTTTGTTCGCGTGTTGAGATCAAAAAGGCAGACGCCGACTTCATCGCATTCAGCCGCACCGCCCTACCGAAAATGGCGGCGGCTTTGAAGCTGGCGATGGAGGCAATTTATTGTCACTGCGTTCCAGAATACTACATCGATCCATGCGAGGGATGCTCGAAAAAACAGGACATCGAATCAATATTCAACGACGGCAATGACGCCGGGGATGGGGGTGAGGGGTGAAAGCAACGATAAGCCTTTTTATCGAAACGCCGCAGGTTCCGAACTTTCTTCATATCGGACCAAATCCAGTTGGTAAACGGCAGGATGGATTTAAAGAGCGACCCGTTTATCCGCTCTCATACTTTACAGACGAGCAACTAATAGCCGTGGCGGATGAGTGGAAAGAGAAGTTGCTGGCTAGAGCAAAAGAACTTCGAGAGGCTCCCAATGACTAAGCGTGCGAAGGCGATCAAGGAGGACGGAGATGGATAGGGCGAGGGAGATTGCAAGAAAATGGCTCGAAGCAAATGAGATGGGATATGGAATAGATTTGGACTTTCAGAAGCATTGCATTCCCGTCGCATGTGCGTTGATCCAACTCGCTGCCGAGAACGCCAAGCTCAAGGCGGTTGTTGATGCGAGTAGGCGAATCAGTCTCTCTCACAATTACGTAACCGCGAGCGAGAGAATCGAACAACTCAATCATGCGCTCAGAGAGCTAGATGCGGGGGTGGGAGATGAGTGACATCTTGAAAGCTACAATCAAGAAACACCGACTAAAAGAACGGATAAACTGCCCACACTGTAAATCGTGGCATGAAGCTCGGTCCATGCTTTACACCAAGGGCTGGCTTCATATTGATTTTGGGCGATGCGACTCTATGAAAACGGAGTGGGATTGTCTGACGGTCTTAATCCCAACCGATCCGGAAGAAAGACAGAAACAAATCGACCTGTTTAGGCAACTCGCGGGCGATTTATAATGAGTGAGCAGACGCCGGTTGTGAGGGCACGAAGACTGTATGAATACCACTGTCCGAAGTGTGAGGCGCTAATTCAAGTACGTACCGTTATTCCGCCGTTCGAAGAGGACTGTCCATCCTGCGACAAAACATTTCTAGTCGAGGCGGGCGAGGATGCTTAAGACGAGTGAGGAGTGGGCATGAAAATCACAAGCGCTACGGACGTTGCTTTAGAGATAGCAAAACAAACAGAAGACAGATTAATGCGACAGCTTGAATGGTTGGTCTCGCGTGGCATCTTGGTAATTGAATCGAAGCCCGGGAAGTTTCTGCAACAGGATCTACAGCCTGATTCTGATGGCAGATACCGGATCTCATACCACCAAGAGATCGAGCTTAAGAGCAAAGAGCATGAGTACATCGAGAAGCTGGAGAGCGCTTTGAGTTGGTATGCGGATGAATACAACTGGACGCACCTCATACCCAAAGGCGATCCCATTACGCACGTTGTAGCGCCGATTGGCGAAGATCGAGGATATCGTGCCAGAGAAGCGCTCGGGCGGAAGGTGGGGGGATGAATGGGGACTAATTACTACGTCGAGCAGAAACCGCATTGCGAGGACTGCAAAAGATTGGTTTGGGAGAGCCGCGTTCATATCGGAAAATCAAGCGTTGGTTGGAAGTTCATTTTCAGGGGTGACGAATTCAGAACTTTCGCTGAGTGGGAAAAATTCTTACGGGCGCATGATGGAATGATCAAGGATGAGTATGGCGAATCAATTTCTGCGGAACAGCTGATAACCTATGCGCTTTCCAAGAAAGACGGGATGAACTTGGCGGAGTACTACGAGAAGTATCCCGAACATCGGCAGCCGTTTTTTGATCGCACAAACAGGGAGTGGGAAGACCGTGGATGTAGATTTTACAACGGAGACTTCGGATGATTCTAACCAAAGACCAACTAAACCTCCTCCAAATGAACCGTCAGTTCGTGCTGAGTGAACTAGTCACAGATACTAGGCATGAGATCATCACGCTCGGAATGCTGATCGACCAAATCGAAGAACTCAGTGCGGAGGTCGAACGCAAAGATCAGATGCTCAAAGAAGCCTGGAAGTTCATTCCTCACTTGATGAGACCGCAGTTCAACAAAGCGATCGCTACTCTCGTAATGAAAAAGCCAGAAGCGACTAAAGAGTATTGGGAGGGGAAAGAGCTATGAGCGAATTCATGATGGAACACCCCATGATGTTCACGATTTGCTTTGCGTCCCTGGTTTTTTCGATCGCAGCAATTGCCATAGAGGAAGTTAAGAAATGAACCTGAACCAACTCGCAATCGAAGTCGCAAGGCTCGAAGGGAAAAAGAAGCCCGTGTCCATCGCACAGATCAAGGAGGTTCTTCGATGCCTCGGCGTTGTGCTCGCCACGAAGGGCGCGGGGCTGTCGCTCGTATATATCACGCAGCTTGTCTGCCACGGCGAGCGCGATCTCTTGAAAGCCTGCGTCAGGGAAGCGAAGAAGTGATGACGGGCGAATACTACATGTGTCCGGTCTGCGGAAAGCGGTGGGGCGAAACCTTTGCTATGGGTGCCGAGCTTTTGATTACACGCTGCGCGGAGCATGTCGAAACTCTTTCGGCAGCCGAGGTCGTCTCGAAGGGAATGACAGCCGGATCCTATGACCGAATGGAGCGGCTCAAGAAAATCCGGAGGAGTTGGCATGCTCGCTACAAATAAAAAAGCGGAGACCATTACGCCTCCGCCTCACCCCGGACACACTGCAAACGGCTTATTTGTGAGCGCGTTTCGCAGCTTTCTTAACAGTTACTTTTTTCGCTGCCTTCTTTTTGGTCGGCACTTTCTTAGCAGTCGCCATGCGCTGTGCTCCTTCGAGAGTTGTGGTGTTGGTAAGAATTCGATGGTGCTCACATTTTACGCAAACGTCAACCGTCAAAAGGAGTTGGGGAATCATGGGGAATAGTGCAAATTCAACTCAAGAAATCTCAGCGCTCTTTGAAAAACGTTTGGCTTTAAGCGTCAAGGAAGTTGCCTTGGCAATCGGACGCACACCCAAGGCGGTTTACCATATGGTCGACCGGGGGCAGATTCCGGTTAAGCAGGTAACCCCACACGGACGCCTAGAGTTCATTCCAAAGGAAATCGACAAGTGGCTTCAAAAAAAGAAAAGGAAGCCACGCAATGTCTAGATTCAGAGAAGGTTACCGCTGGCAACCGATGCTAAACGGTAAAAGGCTGTCGTTCTGTTTCAAGACCAAGGACGAACTCAGGGAGTTCAAAGCCAAATTCGCCCTTGGCCTGATCGGACCCGAAGCAATGGTATCGGAGAATCCCACGCTTAAGGCCTGCGCCGAACGCTGGCTCCGAGAATATTCCAAAGTCGAGAAGGGATTCAATAGCTACGACGAGGACCGGATCATCATTCAGAGGTATGTCGACCCAGCCGAGTTCTCAGGACGCCGAGTCAAGGATCTTCAAAAATCCGACCTCGTCGACTACAAGTCGCAGCTACTTCGGACGACAGCACGCGGAAAAAAGACGACCCTGAACCCAAAGACCGTTAACCACGTTCTGACGGTTTGCCGGTCAATCCTAAATTTCGCGGTCGACCGGGGCTACATCAAGGAAAACCCCTGGGTGAAGGTGAAGCCCGCGAAGACCAAGGACGCAGGATTCGACTACTGGACGCCAGCCGAAAGAGACGAGTTCTACATCCGGGCGCGGCTTGTAAGCCCCGACGTTGCCGACCTGGCCTACCTAGCCTGCCACACGGGGCTACGTCGCGGCGAACTTGCAGCATTGAACTGGGGCGCAGTGGATCTCGACCGCCGAAGGATTCAGGTCAAACAAAGCTATAGCGTTCGGCTAAAGAAGTTTGGCCCCACCAAGGGCGGAGAGGTCACGGAGCTTCCCCTCAACGCCGCAGCCTACTCGGTGCTACAGGCTAGGGCGAAAAACCGGAAGGGTCCGAGCGTATTTCCGATCGAGTTGTTCAAAAGCCTTCGAAAACGGTTTCGGGTCCTGAACAAAAAAGTCGGCGCACGGGACATCCGCTTTCACGACACGCGGCATACGTTCGCCTCGGCGCTGGCGATGGCGGGCACAGATCTCATGGTCATCCAGAAACTTTTGCGCCACAAAAGCTACCAGATGACCCTCCGTTATGCGCATCTGCACCCTTCGCACCTGGAAGGAGCAACGGAAATTCTGTGCAACGCTGCACACACATCTGCACACAAGGCCAATTCGGTTTTGCACGCGAACTAGCTGCGCATCATTTAATCACCGTAACTTACTGAGATATTTAGGGAATGGCGGAGAGAGAGGGATTCGAACCCTCGATACCCTTGCGAGTACTCCAGATTTCGAGTCCGTTAGCCTACCCTTTTGAATCCTCAGTAATTCCCGTCAAAGGCCTGAGACAGTAAGCACACCGCCGCTTGTCGATTTCCCCACCTTTTCCCCAGATTCCCCAAAAACACGCACACATGCACACACATCTGCACACAAACGCTGTTCATCAATCGCGCACATAGGTTAAGCTTTCCTAGATGGGAAGGATTCCCACACCTCGACATTTCTCCGGTTCTCCAAAATCACACGTTGGAACCAAATGCCGAAACAACAGGATGTTGTTGCGAGCGGTCTAAACGATTCTCAACGCCGCTTCGCCCTAGAATACCTTGTGGATTTAAACGGAACTCAGGCTGCTATCAGGGCCGGGTATTCGAAAAAATCTGCGTCTCAGCAAGCTTCTGATCTCTTGGCAAACCCGAAGGTCAAAGCCGAAATCCGAAAACAACAGTCCCTTCGCGAGGCTAGGACGAATGTCACGGCCGACCGTGTGATCGCCGAACTATCCCGTATCGCATTTGCGCGAATCGACAACGTCTGCGCTTGGGACGAAGACCGGGTTTACTACAAGCGAAGTTCTGATCTCGAAGAATCCGACCTCGCCGCAATCTCTGAGATCAGCACGGACGAGACCTCGATTCCAGGTCGTCGCGGCGAGGAGCCAACAACCAAGATCAAAATGAAAGTGAAGATGCACGACAAGGTTCGGGCACTTGAGCTTTTGTCAAAGCATCTCGGGATTCTCAAAGAAAATCCTCAAAGCGACAACGACTCTAGTGTATCAATTCGGCTCAACTACAAGTTGGAGGATTGAACCTTGGAAAGCAAGACATGGCGCGACGTTGAAGGTTTCGATGGAATCTATCAAGTCAGTTCGACGGGTGAGGTGCGCTCAAGATTCAAGCGAGGAGCCCGCAAGAATCTGTTAGGGGACGGCGCATTTTGTACTTTGAAGCCCTCACACACCCGTAACGGGTACTCTATCGTTCACCTCTACAACGGAACGAGCCGTAGAACGCTGCAAATCCATACTCTAGTCGCGGACGCATTTATTCCAAAAGCCGACGGCCGTCCGATCGTCAATCACATCAACGGAGATAAGGCGGATAATCGTGTCGAGAATTTGGAAAGAGTAACCGCCCGCGAGAACAGCATTCACGCCTACCGAATGGGCCTCACTCCGAAACCACCGATCAAACGTAAGCTGAACGATCAGGAGGTCTTGGAAATATTTCGACAAACCGGCCCGATGTCCGAAAACGCATCTTTAGCAGAGAGATTCGGCGTCGATAAATCTGTGATTTGGCGAATTCGCAACGGGCATAGATACGGATACATAACCGGTGCTTAGTACAAGTACCCCCAGCATTTCGCACTTCAACCCTCGGACGATTCCGTATCAGTACCAAGTGATTCGGGACATTCGAAGAAAGTTCGACTATTCGGAAGGCACGCACGAAATACTACTTTCGGGCTCCGTCGGTAGCGCCAAGTCATTGCTAATGGCGCACGCGATCATCACCCACTGCCTTCTATATCCCGGCGCGCGGTTCCTGATTGGACGCGCTTCGATGCCAGCCCTGAGAGGAACGCTATTTCAAAAAATAGTTGAGCACATCGGCGAGGATATGAAAGAGGGTCGAAACTTTCAAATCAACCAAACGACCGCGTCCATCAAGTTCTCGAACAAATCAGAAATCATTTCTCGATCTTGGTCCGACAAAAAATACTTCAAAGTTCGCTCGCTTGAGCTTTCCGGCGCAGCGATCGAGGAGACGAGCGAGAACGACAACGACGAGTTCTATCACGAGATTAAGATGCGTGTTGGACGCCTACCCCACGTCAAAGAAAACATCATCCTTAACGCAACAAACCCCGGAAGTCCCGACTCATGGTTGTATAAATACTTTCATATCGGAACACCGGAATCGTGCCCAAGCACAAGACACGTCTATTATTCCGTGACCACCGACAATCCTTTCTTGCCCCCTCAATACATCCGGCAGTTGAAGGCCGACCTTGACCCGAAGTTGGCGCGAAGAATGATCTATGGGGAATGGATCGAGATACGGGGCGAGGTAATTTATTACGCATATGACCGGGCGACTCAGTTCAGAAAAGAAAAATACGTAGTTAACCCAGCCTATCCAGTTATTTGCAGCTTCGACTTCAACATCGGCGAGGGAAAACCTATGTCGATGTGTGTGGGCCAGTTCATAGACGATACATTCCACTGGTTTAACGAGGTGATCGTGGATGGCGCCAGGACTGCGGACACAATCGACGAGTTGGACGGCAAGGGACTGCTAAACCCCGCGTGGAACTACGTAATCTGTGGTGACGCTTCCGGGAAAAATCGCGACACGCGCTCCAGTAAATCCGACTACGACATCATCACGAAGGAATTTAGTTCACGCGGGCTAAGCTACAAATATTTAGTCCCACTCGCGAACCCGCCGTTAAGAACTCGGCACAATCTTGTTAATGCCTATTGCAAGAATGGGCTCGGTGATGTCAGGATGCTCATCTACCCCGACGCCAAAACTCTCGACGAAGGTCTCCGGCTTACAAAGTTAAAGCCCGGTGCCGACTACACAGAAGACGATTCCAAACGCTACCAACACGTCACGACAGCCGTAGGCTACGGCATGGTCGCGATGAGTAAACAAACCCTTAGAAAACCCCAGGGAGTGGTCCAACTATGACGCCTTCACTTTCTCCAAAAAACGTGAGTCAGATCGTATCGAACCACGCAGCGCATCTGGCGTATAACCACCAACTGCTGGACATCTACGACGACAACTTGTGTGGTTACATCGCCGAGGATTTGAAGGCCCAACTATCGGAGGATAGCTTCAAACAGGCGATGTTTCGCGCTTCGCCGATCAACGTCCTGCCGAAGGTGATCGATAAGCTGACGACGATCTACCAAACTGCGGTCGTCCGGGAAGTGGACGGCAGCACGAACGATAAAACCGTGTTCCAGTGGTTCGACCAGGCAATGCGCCCTAACGCGCCTTTGAATACCGCAAACGAAATGTATAACCTCGCCTCGGCTACGCTCATCTACCCGTGCCTGCGCGCCGGAAAGCCTCACCTCGAAGTGATCGAAAACGACCGATTCATTCCGTATGCAGCCGACCCAATGGCGCCCACCACTCCAACTCACATCATCATCCTCGCCGGGGAAGAGGGCGACGAAGCAACGGGCGGACGTGTTGCAATATATTGGGTTTGGTCTAAGGACGAATTCTATATCTGCGACAGCAAGGAGCGGCTTCGCACAGATCATATGGAGAAACTTGGAAACCACCAGGGCGTAAATCCCGTGGGCCGGTTGCCGTTCGTTTACGCAAACAAAAGCAAACGCAAGATCTTGCCTAAGCAAGACACCGACATGATTCGGATCGTGAAACTGATTCCAATCATGCTCACCGACTTAAACCTAGCGGCGATGTATCAGTCGTTTTCGATCCTCTACGGTATCGACCTCGACGAAGAAAACATCAAGATGGGGCCGAACCAGTTCTGGCGTTTGAAGTCCGACGCCCAGAAGCCGGAAGCCAAACCGCAAATCGGAACTATCAAACCTCAAGTCGACTTCGAGCAAGTGCAGGGACTAATCCAAGCGCAACTGAGCATGTGGCTTGCGACCAAGGGCATCCGCGCCGGAACGGTTGGAGGTCTCACAGCCGACAACTACGCCTCAGGTATTTCAAAGATCATCGACGACATGGACACCTTCGAAGCCCGCCAGAAACAAGTGACGACGTTCCTGGATGTTGAATCGGAACTCTGGGACCTCGTTCTAAACCATATGTATCCCTACTGGCTCTCTCGCCCAGGGTTCGAAGGACCTAAGCTCCAGTGGTCGGCCGATGCAAAGGTAAACGTATCGTTTTCGGTGCAGTTGCCTCTGCACTCGCGCGGTCAAATCGTTAAGGACGTGGTGGAAGAACACAAGGCGGGATTCACAACGCGCAAGCGCTCCATTGCGAAACTAAACCCCGAGCTATCAACCGAGCAAGTCGACGAGCTAATAAAAGAAATCGAACTGGAAAGGGCACAGGATGGCGTCGGAACAACAGAAGATCAGCCTGAAAATCCCGGAGAACCTGACCAAGACGCAGCGGCTTGAGTTAGCCGATCTGATCATCGAGCATATCGTCGACCGAACGCAGCGCGGACTGGATAAGAACGGCAAACGGTTTCCAAAGTACTCGAAGATCTACGCCGACTCGCTTGATTTTCAAGTATCCGGTAAGCGCAAAAACAAGGTGAACCTTGAGCTATCGGGCGACATGCTCGCAGCGTTGCAGCTACTTGACAACGGACGCGGCGAGATTGTGATCGGATACGAGGCGGGGACAGAAGAGAACGACCGGGCCGAGGGGAACATACTCGGTAGCTACGGAGGCTCACCGAATGCAAGTAAGGCGCGGGATTTTCTCGGGATTGAATCGAAGAAGCTGCGTGAACTAATCGACTATGTGAAGGATGGGGACGAGTGAACCACTGCCTCGGCGACCGCCACAACTGGAAGTACTCGGGCGAGGCTACGCTCCGCTACTGCTGGGGCTGTCACGTCTACGAGAAACTTCGAACCGGCGTATCGGTCGAGGCTTGGGTTCGCGTGAGCTTCGATGAGTACCTGCGGGCCTGGTACGCAAAATCAGGGAGTATGCACCATTGAGCAACGGCGTATCTCTAAAACTAGACCGGTTCTTTAAACGGCTTACGAACACGATCAAAACGTCCACCAGCACGGGGAAAATGCGGTTTTTGGCAGAGGAAGCAATCCGCATCATCACCAAACGCACGCGCCTTGGCTACGGCGTCGGAAAGGACTACGGCGAGCGCTACAAGCTGCCACAGCACTCGACCGGCTACGTTTTGCAACGGATGATCCTCTCAAAGCGCGGAAAGCTCGCAACGTCCACCAACCCCGGACGATCCAACCTCACGCTCACAGGTCAAATGCTCGACAGCATGAAAGTCCTTCGAGCAGGTCAAGAGTCGGCTGTAATCGGACCAACCGGACGACGACGCGAAGGAAGACTTTCTAACGCAGAAGTCGCGGGACTAAACGCCTCGGCAGGCCGCGCGTTCAATCACCTTTCACTCAACGAATACAATCAGATCCGCCGTATCTACCGCAAAAACTTCGGCGACTTATTACGCAAGGCTTCGCTACTTCGCTGAGAGGTAGCGTTGGTGTTGTTCCTTGACAAGAACCCTTTTTACAGAGGAAGATTTCTATGGCAGATGACAAATCCCCAGTGGGGAACCCTCCAAGTCCGGCGGACACCGAGGACGACGATCAAGAATCTCCCGATTCTGGTAAACCCAAAGGCGTGAGCCATGAGTCTTACCAAAAGGTTCTGTCGGAAAAAAAGAAATTCCAAGCAGAACTGAAGCGCCTCCAAGATCTAGAGCAAAAGCGTTCAGAAGAAGCCTTAGCCGAGCAAGGGAAGTTCAAAACACTTCTCGAACAACGCGAAAAGGAACTCGCAGACGCTACTCAGCGGATCAAAGAGAGCACGGAACGGGAAGTCTACCGAAGTCGTATGTCTGCTGTGGTTAGGGGCCTTGGAGTCGCCGACCTAAGCGATAAATGGATCAATACTGTTATTGCATCCGAAATCGATCAGGTCGAAATCGACGACGACGGAAAGCCGCTCGCAGCTTCGGTGCAGAAGTTCTGCGAACAGCTTAGAAAGGATTGGCCAGAAATGGTCAAGACGACTCCGCCGAACATGCCATCTGGCACCCCCCAAGGTTCAAAACCAAATACGATCGCCTACGCGGACTGGTTGAAACTTCCGGCTAACGAGTCGAAGAAGTGGAACAAGTCTCAGATCATAGGCTGATCGAAACCCTAGCACCGAATTTTTAGTTCGAATTCCCGGCGATGACACAGAGGAGGCAGGACGCCACCTCTCGTCGTCGGGCTGTAAAACTGTGCGTTTGCCATTTCCAGGGAGGGAAATCAAATGTCTAAGACCGTATTGACCGACGTTGAAAATCACATCCAAAAGTACTGGGCGCCTCAGTGGATGAAAGAACTCCGCGAGAACCTGTTACTCGGAACACTCGTCAACAAAGAGTACGACGGCGAGATCAAAAAAGGCGGAGACGAAGTAACCGTATCGCAAGTCAACGCGCCAGAAGGTCAACTTCTGACTATCGGCACAGACGCCGACGCATTCTCGACTGAGAAGGTTTCTACTTCTTACGTCAAAGTTAAAGCTGACAAGCGCGCCGTCGCAGCTTACGAGTTCGAAGACGTTGTCGATCTTCAGTCCAAGATCCAAGGCGACGACCCCGAAGTTCGCGAAGCGCTCATGTTCGCGGTTCGAAAGCAAATCAACACTTACCTCTACTCTTTGGTAAACCCATCCACTTCTTCACCCGATCATTTGATCGCGTCTGTCACTGACTTTAACGCATCACAACTCGGCGCTTGCCGTGTTTTGGCTTCGCAAGCGAACTGGGGTAAATCCAAGCCTTGGTACGCTCTCTTGGACCCACAGTACTACCAAGACATCTTGAACTCTGCGACCATGACTAGCTCCGACTACGTCGGCGGCGAAGCTCCAGTCGTTAGCGGTCAAGTTGCCAAAGGCCGTTTCGGCTTCAACATCCTCGAAGACGACAGCCGCTCGACTGACTTCGGTCTGTTGTTCCACCCAGATTTCATGCACATGGTTATGCAAACTGCACCGACTGTTAAAGTTTCTGACCTGCACGCAAACAAGCAGTTCGGTTACATCATGTCGGTAAACGTGATCTTCGGCGCGAAGCTGGGAATCAACGGCAACCTGAAGCACATCAAAGTTTACAACACCTAATTAGAGGCATCGTGAACCTGGAACCAGTGACAATTGACGATTCATTCGACTACGTCGCGGAGGATTCTCCGCAGGCGCTCGTTGACTCGCTCGTTGCGCTGGGACCAGGGTTTCGCGTTCTTTCTTTTGTCCAAGTTGGATCACGATCTGGGGCTTACATCGCCAAAGTATCCCAGGTCGTTACTGCGTCGAACTACGTTCCAACGGTCTTTAGCGTCGACGCTCCAGATGGCGAAACAAAAAAGAAATCTAAATCAAGGAAAGGGGTTTAAACCATGGCTCAAGTAACAGCGGCAGCGCACAAGACCTTTGGTCGAGGATTCAGCAACGAACTCGGATACGTGAAACTCACATACAACTTCGCAAACGATGCAGGCGCAGCTGCCGACACCGTTAAGCTCGGCACTACCGACGGCAAAATCTGCGTCGTTATGTCGCGCGTAGTTGTAGAAACTGCCTGCACCTCGGGCGGATCTGCAACCATGATCATCGGCGTCAACGGCGGCGATACCGACGCATTCTTGGACACAACCTCCGGCGCAGTCGCAAGCTTGACTGACGACTCGGTTCACCAAGAAACCGCAGGTCAAGGCCTAGTATTGGCATCCGGCGCAGTCATCGAAGCCGACATTGCTACTGCAGACCTCACTGCTGGCAAAGTTCACCTGCACCTTTGGTACGTTAACCAAGACTAAAGAGGAAACATTGGTCTCGGGGACGTGCGCAGGTAATTTGGTCGCCACGCACGGAGGCGCGTCTGGGTTCTAGGATGGAACCTGACGCGCTGTTTCATAGGTAGCTAGGGGAAACTGTATGCGACACGACCAGCGAGTCATTTACGCAAGTACTGACATCAGCGCGAAGGTTAACGACTTCCGCGCTGGTACGCAGTCGTTCTCCTATACCACCGGGACCTACCTCTACGTCGCTGCGGTGTTGCCGTTTAACCACCTCTGGTTTGAGATGGGGACCGTCAACGCGACGGCTGCTATCACGCCAACGATCGAGATCTGGTTCGGAAACGCCTGGGTTCCTGCGGTCGATGTGATCGACGAGACTCTAGGCCTGACACTATCGGGCCGACTCTCTTGGGCAACTGACCGCCTTAAAGGCTGGGATCCGGAGCAGTCGAGCGAAGACGTGACCGGCGTCACCTCGTTCAAAATCTACAACATGTTCTGGCTTAGAATTTCTTGGTCTGCCAATTTTACTGGCTCACCCACACTGAAGTACGTTGGCCAGAAGTTTTCGACCGACGACACGCTGTACAGCTACTACCCGAATCTTAATAACTCCCTCACGCTCACAAGTTTCGAGTCCGGCAAAACCGACTGGAACGAGCAGCACTATATGGCTGCCGAGCAAATCGTTAAGGACCTTCGCAAAAGAAACCTAATCGAATCGCGTGCCCAGGTATTGGACTGGACGTTGTTCGAGGATGCTTCGTGCCACAAGGTGGCGGAAATCGTTTATACACCGCTTGGAAACGCCTATTTGGCCCTGAGACAAGAGGCCGAAGCGAAGTACAAAGCTGCGATGAACATGCAATTTCATAGCTTAGACAAGAACGCCGACGGGAACCTCTCGCGCGAGGAACGCCGCGTTTCAACATCGTCGATGACGAGGTAGTTCTTAGAAATGCCGGAAGCTATTGAAAATATTTACGATGCGATTGTCACGATAGTAAGTGGCGCGCTCACTGAACATAAGAGACTTGCGAACGCATACGACCTCACGCAGAATGATGCCTTACGACTATCGAGGGGTTATGCAGTAGGGGTGGGCGCGGGTGAAAACACCCGCCGCCTGGTTGGCGGAACACAGTCTTGGCGTCGAAACTACGTCGTCACCCTGACTAACTCCGTACCCATTGCGCTCAATCAAGCAGCAAAGCACGAGTCCATCGAAAAATCGATACTCGTCGCGCATTCGGCAGTCAAAAACGCATTCCACAACAACATCACCCTTTCGGGCACGGTCTCAAACTCGACCGTCGTATCGGATAGCGGCATTAATTTTATCGGCGGCGAGCAAGGACAGATGTTCTTGTTCTTAGAGATAACTCTCGAAGTCGAGTACTTCGAGCAACCGGAAGCGGCCTAGGACGGGCCGTCTTTAGTTATTTGTTTTTTCGAGCCTACTACGAATCAAGGAGGATTCCCCGATGGCTTTAATTCAATCTCGTTCCACAGTTGCTTCGATCAAAAAGGAAACCACGGAGAACACCCCAGTTCAACCTGCGGCTACCACGGACTTCATCGCCGTGCAGGACGATCTTTCGTTTTCGCCAGACCGCGAGACTCTGGAGAACGCCGAACTCAAGTCGTCTCTGGCCCCGTCTAAGCCGATCCTTGGCTCCGACAATCCTACGGCCGAGTTCTCGCACTACCTCCGGGCTTCGGGCGTAGTTGCCCAGGCTCCGAACTACGGCGCGCTTCTCGAAGCAGCATTCGGTGCCACGGCAACTGCTGGCGCAGAATACAACACCGTCGCATCATCGACTACTTCGGTGATCAAAGTCGACACGGGCGAAGGCGCATCGTACCAACGCGGCGAAGCGCTTTTGATCAAAGACAGCACAAACGGCTACCGCATCCGCTGCATCGACTCGATCTCGACCGACGACCTGTCGATCGGCTTTCAGGTCCCAACAGCACCGGGCACAGGCGTTAACCTTGGTCGCGCAGTCCTCTACTACCCAGCAAACTCCGGTCATCCCTCGCTCACGGCGTGGGGCTACATGGGAAATGCTGGCTGCGTGCAAATGATCTCGGGCGCGCGCGTCACTAACGTCGACATCCAGGCGAACGCGGGCGAACTCGTTAACGCATCCTTCTCACTCGAAGGCCTGCGCTACTTCTTCAACCCAATCTACGTGGCATCGACTGACGCCTACATCGACTGGACGGACGACGACGACACCTTCGCGGCGAGCATTCCGACTGGTTGGTATAACGGCCCACACGAGCTTGCGGCCGCGATTGAATCGGCGATGAACGACCAGACCACAGAAACCGTTTCCGTCGACTACCTCGATGCATCCGGCAAATTCAAATTCTCATGCACTGGAACGGTCCTTAGCCTGCTTTGGCAGTCTGGTTCCAACACTGCGAACACGATCGGAAACCTGATCGGATTCACCGTTTCCGCCGATGACTCGGGCACTGCAGCAACTACCGGTTACACGGCCGATAACGCCATGAGTTGGGCTGCGGCTTATACGCCTGCCTACGACTCGGCAGATCCTCTGGTTGCGAAATACCACGAGGTTATGATCGGAACTGCTTCCGACTATAGCTGCTTCGAGGCTTCGAGCATTGCGATCGCGATCAGCACGCCACGGACCGTGAAAGAGTCGATCTGTGCTCAAACCGGAATCAGCGGATCGGAGATCTCGGGCCGTCAAGTGACCGTAAGCGGCTCGGCTCTTTTGAGCCAGCACGACGCGCGCGTATGGGAAGCCTACCGCGCAGGGTCCGAATACAAGTTCCAATACAGCTTCGGCGAGAAGTTGGCGGGTAACTGGGTCGCAGGAAAATGCGGAGCCGTCTACTGCCCGACTATGACGCTTACGAGCTTCAATTTGTCGGACGCCGACGGGCTAGTTCAGCTTGATTTCGAATTGACCGGCTACACGGCTGGTTTGGGCGAAGTATTCGTTAACTTTCTGTAAGAGGTCTGGCTTTTGAAGATTCAAAGCATCACCCCGAAGCTATGCGACGGGGTCAAGTACTCGGGAACAGTTTCCTACCGTTCACTTGGCTACGACGAGAGGATCGAACTCTACGATCAGATCGGCGGAGACGATGACGAGGAACCCAGCAAAGAAGTTTCCGACAAGGAACTAAAGCGCCGGGGAAAAGCCACGATGAAGGCAATCGCTAAGATGTCGCACAGGTGCGTGACATCTTGCGAAATCATGGACATCGCCGCGCAAAAAGTTCTGACCTGGGACGACGTGTTCTACAGCGACGAACTTCAAACCGTCGTCACTGAGGTTTGCCTTGCGATTCTGGGAAAGAAGAAAGCGAGCAACGACTAAAGCGCGCAGCGTCGAGGATATTCAATCGACGCGGCTCGACTAACCGAATTGCTCGCGAGTTCTTGGAACGAAAACGACTGGCCAGCATGGGATTTACTACCGATCTAGGCCGGTTTCCCGCTTGGAAAATCCAGGCGTTCATTACGTTAGACGCGGAGTTTGTTCGCCTCCAGGAGGAGAAAGACAAACGGGACCGCCAGAAGGCCAAAACCCAACGAAAGTAGGACACGATGTCCGACACAGTTGAATTAGAAATCCTGGCCAAAGTCGACGACGCGATCTCGGAGATTAAAAAGCTCCATAAGACGGCCGACAAAGAACTTGGCGGGGTTGAAAAAAGCTTCTCCAACCTGGGCGGAATCGGAAAGTCTGTCGGTGCGGCAGTTGCGGCCGTGGCGGCTGGTTTCGCTGCGTTAAAGATTGGGCAGTTTCTCTCGGACGGTATCAAAGCCGCCGCTGAAACCGAGGCGGCGTTATCTAAACTTGGCTACCAGCTACAACTTTCCGGCGACTACTCAAAGGAAGCACTCCAGGGCTTCGAAGACTTCGCCGACGAAATCGAACGGACGACGAACGTCTCGGACGATCTAGTCTTATCGCAAGCGACTGTCGCGAAGGCCTTCGGGCTCACGGACCAACAAACTAAAGAGTTGATTCGCGCTGCTACCGAACTATCTGCAGTTCAGGGGCAGGACTTATCTACGTCTGTCGACCAACTCATCAAAAGCTACAACGGAAACTCCAAGGCGTTGGAGGCCCAAGTTCAGGGCGTTCGCGGTCTTACCAAAGAGCAACTTGCTCAGGGTAAGGCAATCGAACTCATCAACGAGCAGTTGGGGGGCCAAGCCTCCCAGTCGCTCAACACATACGCCGGAGCGATGCTCGCTGCCGAGAACGCGCTCGGAAACATCGGCAAGGAACTTGGGCGTCAGTTAATTCAAAATCCGCAGATCGTTGCAACAATCCGGGCAGTTACCGAACGCTTTAACGAACTTGAATCCTCGGTAAAAGATAACGGAGACACGTTCGGATCTTTCGTCGGCACCTCCGTTAACGGTGGGCTCCTTCTCGCTGAAGGGTTAGCCCGTGCTCTTTCTGTGGTCCACGGTGTTGTTAGCGGCGTTGTGGTGGTTCTCGAATACTTGAACCTAGGACTCGGTAAGGCATCGGAGGCCGCGCTTGATTTCCAAGACTACCTGCGCGGGCCGACCGAGGAGACTATCCAGCTACGGAAAAATCTCGAAGGGCTTCAAAAAGAAGCTCGCGACACAATGGAAACCGCCAAGAAGTCGGCTTTCGAGGGCGAGAACGCATTTGCAAGTTTCGGCAACGAAGCCGGGAATCTCCGCAGGCGTATCACCGAACTCAGTAAAACCGTCGTCGACACATCGAAGAAAAACAAAAAGGCTGTGCAAGAGAACAAGCCTTTCTTTGATGCTGAAGATGTCGAAAAGGCTCGACGTGATTTCCTGAACCTCTCACGCGATGTCGTTCAGATTGTTTCCACCGAGACGGAGAAAGTAAACATCAAGCGCCGGGAACAGCTTGCGGAGGTTGATCGCCTCTCCAAGTTAATCCCAGGCTACGAGCGCGAAGCATCGGCCTTGCGCGTTTCGATCAACGAAGCTGCGTCGAAACAACTTATCGACATCGAAAAGAAACAGGCCGAGGAACGCCGAAAAGAGATTCAGGGAATCTTTAGCGACCCAATCTCTGTTGCTTTCTCGGATCAGTCTTTCATCTCTGCCGGTGAGGCATGGGGCGCTGCGGCGGCAGGTGTTTTGGGCGGAGCTATCCCGCAAGTTCAACAGGGGAAAGAGGGTTCCGGCCCGTTTGTCTCCGGGATTGTCGGGGCGATCGGCGCAGCATTCGCAGGCCCGGAGTTTGCGGGTCTGTTTCGGGACTTGGCGGAGTTACTGCAACAAGACGGCGACGTAGTTGAAGTGCAAGTTAAGGGATTCGTCGAGGGCATCCCGGAAGTGGTGTCTCAAATGGCGAAAGCACTTCCGCACATCATGACCGGGATTCTCGACATTCTTGACGAGAAGGATTTCTGGGACTCCATGTTCCTTGCGGTACGAGATGCGTTTGTCACTTGGTCTGGGTGGGGAAGCTTAATTAAGTTCATCGCTAAGCAACTTGGAATTGATTCCGGACAAGAGTTTCTCGACATGGTTGGCGGTGGATTCCAACACATCTGGGGGCAGATCACCGATAGTTTTGTTGGAGATATCGGCCGAGCTATTGGACAGTTTGCGACTAACGCTTACACCGCGCTGTCAAACTTGATCAACAACCTAGCAACGAGCGTAATCGGTACTGCCATATCGAACTTCGCGCGCAGCATTGCGGAAAGCTTAGGCGCATTCATCAACGGATTCGTCGCAGCAGTCCAGAACACCTTCGGAAGTATCTTTGAGACGATTGGCGGCGTGTTCTCGAACTTTGGAGAATATCTGAACAACTTCTTTACGGGCTTCCGAGACTTGATCGTAGGATTCGGAGACGTGATCAAGAATGCGTTCTCGGCCGTAGGCGACTTCTTCAAAAGCATTTTCGAGGATATCGGCGACGGACTGTCGCGCATATTTGAGCCAATCACAAAAGCTCTTGGCGCGGTCTCGGGCGGAAGTAACGGTTTCCTCGGTGACACTGGCGCGAAAATTTCTGGAGGTTTCAAACAGGTATTCGGATTCGCCGAGGGCGGCATTGTTCCTCCGGGCTTTCCAAACGACTCCTATCCCGCGTTCTTAACCTCAGGCGAGCGCGTTGTTCCTGAGGGTCGTTCGCTTCCAGACGAATCTGGAAACACCGACGTAATGATAGCCATGCTTGGCAAGATCCTCGCGAAACTTAGCGAGCCTATGAACGTATCGACCACGGCCGAAGTAAACGGCCGGGCACTTGCGGACATCATGCTTCAACTCAGCAGGCAGAACGCTAGATTGGCGGGCGCATGAGTTCAATCCGGTTCATGTATAACAACTTCTTGCAAAACACGATGACCTACTCGTCGCAGTTGTCGACGCAGTTTCCTGCTACGAATGCCCACAATCCTGCGCGCTCGCGGGTATGGCGTCCGGGTGGAAACTTCGAGGTTACGTCGTCAAATAAGAAGATCTACATCAACGACGGCACCGACAAGACGATCACGCTGACGGAAGGTAGCTACACCTACTCGACTTTGGCGTCTCACATCCAAACGCAGTTGAATGCAAGCTCCTCAAACTGGACTTGCACCTACAGCACGACGACCTACAAGTTCACTATCGACCGATCTAGTGGAACTGAGGTCCTAAAACAGGCAACTACCACCGATGCGGCGTGGGACATGTTAGGTTACACGCTCGGAACAGACGGAGCATCGGCCCCTTTCGTGGCAGACGAATCCCGGATTCATACTTCGGAGTGGATCAAGTGCTATATGGCTGCGGGCCAGCAGGCGACGTTTGTCGCGGTGATGGGTGCGATTGACGAGGTGTTCTCCTTGTCGTCGGAGGCTGTGGTTAAGCTCCAGGCCAATACGGTCGACTCCTGGACGGCTCCTCCGATTGACGTGACGGTTCCTGTTGAGCGCTCTACGGCCGCGATGAAGGTCCTGGATGCCTCCGTGCTCTCGTCTTATAACTACTACCGCGTAGTTATCACGGACCGACGGAACACGGCTGGGCCTACGGGCCTTAAGTTTGGATACATCTACGTCGGCGATCACCTAGCGCTGACTAATACCAACATTGCGGGAGGGTTCTCGAAGCGGATTGTTGACCCTTCGAACCTTCAGACATCCGAAAATGGAGCTCTGTTTTTCGAGCAACGTCCGCGCTACCGCGAATACAGCAGCTGCGAGATTCAGCTTTTAACGGGCACCGAATACGACGAGATCGAACAGTTTCTCTACGACGTTGGTATAACGACGCCCTTTCTCGTAGCACTTGACCCGGACGTAGAAGTCTCGCGCTACTTGGTCGACATGACGCATCTAATGCTCATGAGCCGAAGCCCGGATCTGTCACACATCATTCGAGATTACTACAACCTAAGCTTCGAAATGAGGGAGGCCTTCTAACGTGGCTTTCTCTCCGTTTCCCGACACGTTCTACCTCCGCGTTCTGGAGACAAACTCCCAGATCTCGGGCGGCTATTTCATGCTCCAGGATCAATCGGACCTGAAACACATGATCGTGCAGCTGTATGTGCTCGGAGCCTTGGCGGGCTCGGAGGGGTTGCGCGCGCATATTTATGCATCGTCTGCCATGGAAACCCCGGTTGCATCGTCGGACTGGTTCGAGGTGAGTTCGATCGGCTCCTACTCGCCGAATTGGTACGGCCGCGTGGTCTTTGATTTCGACTCCGTGCCGCTAAATGCGAACGTCAACTACTACGTCGGATTTCAAACCCAGAACTACACACGTCCAGACGCCGATACAACGTTCCTCGGGCTTAAGCTCGACTGGTATCCAGAGATCAACAACGGCACGTCCGACACCGAGCGCGGCGTTTCCATGGTTCTATTGGGCGAAGAAGACCGGGGGCGATCGCGATGAGTATCGCAACCGAAAAACTTAAGATGGCTTCGGAGCGTTTCGCCTTGGTTCGCCTTGAGCCTGCGCGCTACATCGATCCAACATCGGTAGGCGGAGGCGTTTACCAGGAAAGCGCGTTTCCTTTCGTCGTCTCCAGGGTGCAGCGAAACGGCGTGGACTTAACCGAAGTTTCGTCGGTTTCAAACAACGACGAATATTCATGGGACGAGTCCACGGGCAACATCCAAGTGAAACTAGCGTCTGCGCCGGACGTAGACGACAACGTGATCGTGGTATTTTACTACCTGTTTTTCACGTCCATTCGCGCCCGTGCCGCATACGAGACACCTTCCGACGACACCACTCCGCTTCGGGAATGGCTTCCTTACGTGCAAGCGAATCCGTCGTTTCTCCAGTCGTTCACGAACGTCCGCGCTGGAATCATGACGATTGCCGACAGTCAGTTGAAGCTGATCAACGACGACCGGTACTTTCAAGAACGCCTCACAGACGACGATAGCTTTTACAACAAAAAAGCCGAAGTCTGGGTCGGAATCAACTCGACCGAGAACCTCCAGAAGCTATTCGACGGCAAGATGACGCGCGTTAGCATTCAGAACGGAACGGTATCGATCGACATTTCCGACAACTTCAGTGTGCTGCGGCAGTCTGCCTATATGGCTGACACTGAGTACGAGGCAGTGTTTACAAGACAAACTGGAAGTTTCCCGGACCTGCAACCCAGCGCGTCCGGCAAGCCCTGCCCGTTTATCATCGCAGCAAGCAGTCGATACCTGACACAGACTTTTGATTACGATGACGAAGAATTCACGGTCATCCTTGAAGGCACGCCAGCGTATTGCACCGACTACGACGAAGTTAAGAACAATACTGTAAACCGCGAGTGGGGGCTGTGCCGTAGCCGAAACGTGATCGGCACCCAACCTGATTTAACCGGCGATATATCCTCTGTCACTAAATTGGATACGGTCACACTCCCGGGCTTCGGTCCATATCACATCAGATTCACATTCAGCGTTTCCGGTCTCCAAAATAGTTTCTTTGTTGGTGATACGTTTCGGTTCTCCTACTCCGGGACCGACTACCATTGGCGAATAGTTCAGGTCACTAGCACAACGATTGACTGTGAGAACCAGGAAGACGAAGCCTACACGGGCACGCTCTCAAACTTAACCAGCCTGACGCATGACCCGTGCCCCGCGATGTCGATCATTGTTAAAGGAATTCCATCGAACCCAAATGTATCGGGCCTGAACGCCACGGCATTTCCACTTTACGGACGCGACTACACCCTTACGACATCGTCCACCTCTGGCGGAAACAACTACCACAAGATCACCTTCACGAGCGCATTCGAGGATAATTTCGACGGTACGGCAAACAACTCTTACGGCACCGAGGATACTTGGGTCCTAGACCCGGACTTGCATTCGGTGCAATTCCGTATCACGACTTCGATATCTAGCCTCGGTGTTGAGTTGGGTTACATACTTGAGAACGCCGGAATGCAGGGAATCTTTGGTTCCTGGGGCGACATGATCGACGACTACATGAGCCTTGAGCCCGCGTTTCACATCCCGAATATCGACGAATTCGAATACGACCACTATCTAAAGTACGTGGAGGATATTCTCTCGTCGGCACTTTGTTACCTCTACATCAGCGACTCGGGGAACGTGCGGGCTGCGCCGTTGACTCTGCCTATTAGCACGACGGAACGCGGTACGGGCCTTACTCTTGACGGCGCGACGGGCGTCAACGTCGACTACCAGGACATCGTCACGACGATCATCCCATACAACCCGCACAACGACAGCAACCGACCACAGACTCCGGACGCTACGGTATCTAGCAACAAGGCCAAATACCTTCACGGGATTCAAAACACCGACCGCATGAAACATTGCTTGTACCGGGTGTTTGAACGCCTTGAGGCGCACATCGGCCTGAAATCAAATCGCACTGCGAACTACACCTACGAAGTCTCGACCGAGGACATCGACACGGATCTGGGCGACGACGTTTTGATCAACAACCCGATCGTGCTCGGCACCTCCGAAGAACAGGCCGTCAAGATTCTGTCGCTTGAAAAAGGCGCTGGGAAAATCGTGGTCGAGGCATCGGACTTACTTGGGATCACAGACATTAGCTAGGGGTTCAATATGAGCGGCACAGTCAAAAAAATGTATCAGTCCGAGGGTGTTTCGGTAACCGCGCCGACTGATCTTGGGATTGCCACGTCTACGACTCACATCGAAACGTACGCGAACGACGCGGCATATGTTTCTGCGAATGGCACGGCGCAGGAAGGCGACATCTACCACGATTCGACCCTCAACTGTATCAAGTACTACAGTGGCGGGGCTTGGGGTGGTATCGATGCGGATGTTGTTGCCGCGCACATAGCAAACACCTCGAACCCACACTCGGTTGACGCATCGGATGTTGGACTTGGAAACGTAGATAATACCAGTGACGCGACTAAAAACGCTGCCGCAGTGGTGCTCACAAACAAAGACATCGACGGCGGAACTGCGTCGAATACCAGCCGAATCACGGTGCCGAAAGCTGCGACAGCCACGCTTACTGGACTGACTCGCAAGGCCGGGACGATCGTCTACGATACCGATCTAAGTAAGCCCTACTATGACAACGGTTCATCTCTCGTAGCATTCGGATCTGGTTCGGGTTCCGGAGAGAAAAACTACATTACCAACCCATCCGCTGCTGATGCGGTTACTGGCTGGACTGCCGTCGGTGATTTGGTCGTAGCGCGCACAACCACCGCCGCTGACCTTCCCCGCGAATACACCACCGCTGCCGGTATCAAAATCACCGCAGACGCCGACACTCAGTCGACCGCAGACTATGTTTATTTCGATTTCAATCTCGACGATGTTGATCTTAGCAAGAAGCTCAAGATTCAGTGGGCGCAAAAAGTTACTGGCACATACACAGCAGGCCAACTTGCTGTAGTTATCACCACTCAAGCCGACCGGACCACGGCACTGCATACTCCGATTGTTACTGCTATCCCAGCAGCTGACGGAGTTTTCACGACTTCGTTTGACGCTTCTACGACTGCGGCGTTGTCTCTTGTTATCCGCGCAACCGGCGACATGACAACCGACGGCGGTATCGTGATCTCTGATGTTGTTGTCGGGCCAGGGACTACGGCGCAGGGCGCAGCAGTTTCCGAATGGATCTCATTCACACCAACAGGGTCCTGGTCTACTAATACAACCTACGAAGGGCGTTATCAAAGAATCGGCTCTACTATGGAGCTTGAATATGTTGTTTCAACTTCAGGCGCGCCGACATCAGCAACATTTTCAGTAAATCTGCCTTCTGGGTTTACGATGGACACTACTAAATTGCCGACCGGCATTAGTAATGTGAACTCCATACTCGGACAGGCATACATTTTGGATTCGGGCACCACTACCTATTATGGTGGCGTGGCTTACGACTCAACAACTAGTTTTAGAATTTTATCTTACGCATACGGGTCTAGAATCACTGTTGCCGCGTTTGTTACGCAGGCCGAGCCGATGACTTTTGCATCAGGCGATAAGATACATATACGAGTATCCGTCCCGATCGCCGAATGGTCTGGCTCAGGAACTCTTAACGTCATTCAAGACGACACTCTCAACGAATGGCAGTCTTGGACACCGACACTAGGCACTGGCGCGCGCGGAACGGGAACATCTGAAAAAGCTTACTGGCGGCGCGTCGGCGACACGATGGAATGCCTTTACTTCTACACGCAGACAGGTGCAGGAACCGCTGGCTCTGGCGCATATACGTGGTCCCTTCCATCGGGCTACACGATTGACACTACGCAGCTGACAACCGGAGCGGCAAACACTGGATCAATCGTCGGGAACGGATACGTTTACGACGGCACGAACGAGCGCAGTGCTTTTGTGACCCCATCAACAACCACATCATTCGGCATCGGGTTCTTTACGTCTGCAACAGCATCGTCGCAGATGGGAAGTTCCAACATTGCATTTAGCACGACTGTGGTGAAGATCATGGTTAACTTCCGCGTTCCGATCGCGGAGTGGCGAGGGAAATCGGGAACGGGCCCTGTTGGTTTCCTTATGGCAGACACGCTTGGAAACGCCGGGCTAGTTAATCCATACGGCGGCACGGGAGTTGTGTATGGGGGAGCCTCTACGCCCACTTGGGCAGCGGGTAGCAATACCTCATCCCGTACCGGTGCCGGTGAGTTCTATCAGCGCATTGGCTCAATTGTGATGGTCCAGGGGTGCGTTACGATCGTATCTACAAGCGGTTTCTGCCGCTGGTATGGAACTTTACCAGTAACGTCGGCGCTTGCATCAGTCGCGGACTTACGCGGGCAAATTTCCGCTAGAAACACAAGTACGAGCGCCATGCTACCCGGATTTATTGATGCCGATTTCTCGGGAACAATCGAGGCGGACTTCAACTTACCAGGAACCGGGTCCGCTACCTACGACTGTTACTATAGCTACAGTTACCGAATCATCTAGCGCGTGATTTAGTTCCTACGCAACGCCATAACTTCGAGCTTAGTGATCCGCTGCGAATGCTGATCAAGTTTCTCGGAGTGTTCCTGCTGCTCTTTGGAGATCGTCCCAATCTGGGCGACAACTACGGCTAAGCTTTCGCGGATTTTACTGAGGCTGCTTGCGATCTGGGCGAGATACTTGATGATCGCTAGGACGATGATCGGAGCGCCCCAATGCACGATGCTTTTATATAGCGCTGCGAACTGATCCGCTTCTGAACCAATCACGCCGCACCTCGCACCGAGCACACTTGTAGGAACGTCCTGATCTGATCGTCGCTGTGGTCGATATCGAAGTCGCCTGCGTCGAAGTTGGCGAGTAGAAGGCGCATTGCGTCCATCGGAATTCCGGGACATGCCTTGTGTTTGTTGAACTCGTAGTGACCGAACCACTGCGTCCAACTGATTTTGAATCGGTCTTTGTAATCCTGGTAGATGCGGAGAATGGTTTTGATTTGGCGGACGGTGGGTTCGGACCTGCCAATATAGCAAATGCCGATTGAGTCGTTGTTCTGATCTTTTGTGTGCGCACCCTTTTCGGTCGGAAGCCTTCCCGCCTCGCGTACTCCGTCGCGCTTTACTACGTCGTGATAACCAATTCTCGAAACACCTTTGGCCTTATGCCAAGCGTCAATATCTTTTGCACCAAATTGAGCCTTGCTCGCGTCGGGCGTATCCGAGCAGTGCAGGATTACTCTTCTTGGAATCATCTCATTTTTCCGAAAGCGTAACTTTGGCTATACCTATTCGAAAGTCTAACATGATAAAATTGACAAAGAAAATTTTCCAAGGATGGGAAACATATTATGAGATTCTTGAACATCTTGTTTGTCGTTCTCTTTATTTCGGCTTGTGGAAATGACCAAGCGCCAGGCAGTTGCTCGGTCAAGGAAGTCCCTGAAGGCGTTGAGTACCGCTGCAAAGACGCCTCCGGCAATGAAACTACCGGGATCGCTCGCAAGGGCGAAAAGGGCGAAACCGGCGAGCAAGGTCCCCGGGGTGAGGTTGGTCCACAGGGAGAGGGCTTACAGATCGCCTTAAAGCTTTCCTGCAAAGGAGCTATCGAAGGCTGGCTCGAAAACAGTAGGTACGAAATCGACTTTTTAGAGTCGCAGTTTTCGACTGGGGATTCTTTCCTATCAGCAACCACCAAGCTCTACCGTGGCTCTGAACTGATCAACGAGCGCACGGCATCTGCGTTCTTCATCACAGGCCAGAAGGTTCTGAGTGACGGCACGTTCTCGATGAGCGTCCAGGGTCAAAGCCTTGAAGTGAAATCCCAAGGTGGTGTGAGCGCTAACCTCCCGTGCTCGGAGGTTAAATGAGACTCGCTCTTTTACTCCTAGCGGCCTTTGTCTCAAGTTCCGCGTTCGGTAATAACCAAGAGAAAATGGTCACGGCTCCTGCCCTGTACAACGGCACCAAGTCCGTTGCAGGTGAGTTCCTTCCTGTGGGTTTTATCCAAAACTGCACAGGAACAGCCGTTGGCGACATGGTGATCTATACGGCTTCCCATTGCGTGAGCACCGGTAAGACAATCCGGTTTGATTCACGGTTTGATGGAAAGTCGTATCAAGCCCGTTGCACAAGACACCCACAATATAACGACCGAACCGTCTTAAACGACTGGGCACTTTGCAAAATCGAATCGGGTTCTTTTCCCTCCGATATGCCAAAGGCGTCCTTCAATGAGGAGGTCATTCCAAACGGCGAAAAGCTTTTGCTGAACGGATACGGCGCTCCAACCTTTAAGACCCATCACTGGGGAGGCGCCCCACTTTCGAGGACTTCCGGTCAGGACATGATCGTCTGTAACTCCGTGAAGCTGGGAGGCGGTGACTCGGGTGGATCTTTGTTCAAATGGTCCGAAGACCGCTCAGGTAAATCAGGATTTGAGATCGTAGGCGTCAACTCAAGGGCTGACATCAACGGCAACTGCTCATACTTCAACCGCATCTCCGACCAAAGATTCGGCGACTGGGTGCGAAGCTACGAGAAGGACAAGTCGGTAGCGATCTGCGGTATCTCCGCTAAATGCACTGGCTCGGGACCTGGCCCAAGTCCTTCGCCTTCACCGTCACCAAGTCCAGTTCCTCCAGCTAATTGCTGGAAGACTTACGAGGAATTTGCGTTCTGCATCGGCACCAAATCCATCCCTAAGTGTCTTGAGAAAGCGGCACAACTAACCGCCTGCGTGAGGTAGTCCGTGGGAAATCAAGACACCTTATTTTACAAGCTCACCGGCAAAACCCCTGCCGGAACCGCTGAGAGTACCGTCCTGGTGCGTGTCTTGGCTGTTCCTACCCCTCCTCTGCCGCCTTGGCATGAGTTGGGATCGATCCACGTTCTATAGGAGCCAGCGACAATGGGAATGCTTTTAATCATTCTTCAGATCATCGGTGCATTGCCTGGAATCATCGAGGCTCTAAAAAAGATCTGGGAAATGATCAAAGAGATTAAAGAGCCAAAGCTTCGTTCGCAGATGAAACAAGAACATCGCGCGATTGTATTCGGTGCAATGAAGAAAGCTCGGAACAACAAAGAGAAACGCATGAGTTCGGGAGATCAGGAAGATCTCCTTTCCAAAGTCGACACGCTGAGCGCTCGTGTTCAGCTTGTTCTCGATAACCAAGGAGGGTGAAATGATTAAGCAATGGTTGATTCAGATGGCGATTTCGTTCGTGATGCGCCAAATCGCAAAGTGGGAAAACAAAATTGACTGGGCGAAAGTAAAGGCGGACATGGCGGAGCGCGTTGCTGCTTTGGTTCCTGGTTCTTTCTTCGACTCGGAAGCTATCGCGATCTGCAACGCCGTGATTGACGCCTGCGCGGCAGCTATGGGTTCGAGCGAAGCACTTGAGCAGATCGTAAAATTCGCAGTCTCCGAGAAGTTTCAAGAGGCTTGGGAAGCTCTCCGCAAGTTGATCCTTGAAAGCTGGGTTCCAGTTTCGGGACCTGAGCAGCGTGTATTCGCAATGGTGCAGAACACCGAATCGTTCGCCGCTTAAATCTAGCCAATTCGTGCCGGGCGCAATGCCCGGTGCATTCCTTTCTTTTCTGGAGATCGGAACATGGCTGGAAAACTCTGGCGGACAAAGCGCTACCTCATAGTTCCAGATCTTCATGTTCCATATCACTGCATCCAGTTTATCCGACTAGTAACCACGCTGATCAAAATCCTAAAACCAAACGGCCTAATCCAACTCGGTGACGCCTTGGACTTCTGGCAGGTTTCGAGCTACGACAAGAACCCGCTGCGAAAACGGTCCATGATGGACGACGTTAAAATGTATTCGACCATTCTTGACGAGTGGGAAGCTGCGCTTTTAAAAGGCTCGAAGGACGCCGAGATCATCCAACTCGAAGGCAACCACGAGGACAGACTTAGGCGTTTCATTTGGAAGCACGCAAAGGAACTCGCGGACGGTTGGGTTCGAACCGTTCCGGAAATGCTGAGTTTCAAGAGTCGTGAAATCAAATGTTCTTGGCACGAAATCGCAAACTACCAAAGCTGCAAAATCGGTGATTGCATTTTGCACCACGGTCACTATTTCAACGCACACACCGCCGTCGGCAACCTGACGCGGTATCCAAAAAGCATCATTACCGGGCACACCCACCGCTACCAGATGGCGAGCAACGGCGAGAAGTTCTCCGCAACTCTGGGCCACGGCAGCAACGAGGACGATACCGCGCACCAACCGACTCCTACCGGCTGGCAGCAAGCGCTAGGGCTGCTCACGGTCGTTAACGGTAAATCCGCACTTGAACCAATCTTAGTGAAGGACGGAGCCTGTATCCTTCACGGAAAACGAATTTCAGTATGAACGGCCATCGCCGCGAATTCAAAAAGAAGATCCTCGTCAAACGCGGCAAAACCAGAGATTCAAACATCTGGTACAAGATCCGTTTCATTCGGGGACTGAACACCGAGGGATTCGAAGGCAGGACTTACGACGGCCTGTGTTGGGGCTCGCCAAGCTACGAGATTTGGATTTCAACGGGCCTGACGCCTGAGCAGCGTATGCACACGTTTTTCCACGAACTAGGCCACGCGATCGAATTCGAGCATCGGCTCAAGATCCGACACAAGCACATCGACGTGCTGGGGAAAGCGCTGGGCTACATCATTCGCAAGAATCGGTGGTTGGCTGGGGCGTGAAATCATGCACCAATCGCAGATAGCAGGTGCATTTTGGTGGATTGATATAGGCGTTGTAGACATCGCAATTTTCAGCGTGTTGTTTTTGCTGCACTCTCTTTGGTTGGTATCTCAAGTTTTTGAACCAGTCACACATGTCACTTCCCCTAAATTTTGATCCATCTTACAAGCACCAGAGTAGTTTTGCATTTAGGTCTCCGTCCTATGTGGGCGGGGGCTATTTCCTTTTCAAAACCGCGAACAGACTGCCGAGTTTTTCCCGAAACGTATCACCTTCCGGCTCCAGCGTGTCGATCAGCTTAAAGATCATTCCCATAGCTTCTTCGATCTGCTCGGAGGCGTTGCCGCCCTTGCGGAGTTGCTTCTTTAGATCCTTCGAAATGCTGACCGTGATCGTTTCTTTTTTGTCAGCTTCCCGCATTTTCGGCCGCGCCATTTTAACCCCAGTATTAAAATCATATTTATACGCTCAGTCTTCGCCTTTGTCGTCTGGGAAGTCCGAAAATTCGTCGGGCGGAAACATGCGAGACAACCTCGCATCCACCTTCTGAAGTTGTTTGGCGCAGAACTCGCAAAGACCGTCGGGATAATGCGTTTCGTATCGCAACGGCACGGCGAACCTCGGATCGACATCGTCGTAGTTGCAGCGTTGGCATTTCATGCTTAGACCTTTCTGCTGAAAAATTGAGTTTTGTGGCCCTTGTGATCAACGATAAACAAACGTACCGAGTCGGCTGATGCGAAATGCGCCTCCTGATTACAACTCCTGCACATCACGAAGAACCGACGGCAAGCAGAATAGCCGCCAGTGCCCCAGCCCTTGGGGCCAAACTCCCAGTAGTCAACCCACGAAAGTTGGTGGGCTTGTTCTTGGTTCCAGCCAATTCGAACCATGTCGCTGATGAATCTTTGACGATTAGGCGCGGCACTCATATTCAACCTCTTAAGCTAGCTAGTTTTACGTAAAGGCAGCCGGATTCGTCGCAAGCCTTTTCGAGAATGCATTGGTGTGTGTGGTCCGACACTTCGTCGCAGCCCGTGACTTCTTCCACAATCAGCGTTTCGCCTTCGATCGTGCCTTCGATCGTGATGTCGTATTGGTATCCGTAGCCGTTGTCGTAGGTGAATTTCAGAACTTTTTTCATGTTTGGTCCTCGGTTTGTTTATGGGAAAGCGGGGAAGGTCCCCGCCAATTGTTACTGGTTCATGTCCAAGGCGAATACCCAAGTGCTCATATTCTCGCTAAAGAAAGCCCGGACGTTCTTAGCGGAACCCATTCGGCAGTAGTGGTTCATAAGGCGAAGGCAACCAAGTTCCGACGAGTAGCCGTAGTAAACGCCTTTGATTCGCTCGACTCGAACGACTTCCTTTGCCAACCATTCCCAATCGCTCTTAACCCGGTTTGCATACGTTTGATCGGTGAGACGTTGGTTCATGTTGTCGATTACTTCTTGGCTGACTTCTGCAACTTCGTTCTTGTTTTCCATCGTTTCGCCCTCAGTTTGTTTCGGGTTTATCTCTCTCACCTTATATAACCCTTATCGGCATGTTACAGAATAACTTTAGTATTTAAATAGGATTCTTATAAGATAGTAATTAGGCTAGACTAATTCTAAGACTGTCAACGAATGCGACAGCCTGGACGTAGAAAACCGCTAGTTTTATGCTATTTCTTCTCGATCAATCGGCAGTCAACTGCCTTGCAGGGAATCACGCGGATTGGCTTGGCGTATCCCGTTAAATGTCCCAGGACGTAACCAAAGGCGATTGAGAACGCCGGAACTTCGAAATAGGAATTGATCAGAAACCTGGACACCGAGATCGAAACATTATCGGCGATCTGGACTACTGTAAGGTCGTAAAGCCCAATCCCGATCATTGCGATCGTTGTTACTAGCGCCGTGGTTTTCATCGTGATGTCTAGTGGGAATTTTTTTTTCATCACGCGGCCTCAGGCCAATCGTTCTCGTTCGGCTGCTCGTCGCCAGGATCTCTAAATCGAATCATCTTGTTCTCCTCTTTCATCGACCATCGCACCCACCAAAGCAGAAAATATAAACCCCGCGCAGAACGCTGACCACAGTAGCAGGCAAACGAAAATAAATGTCGTTTCACTCACAACAATATCGCTGTCTCGGTGGTTCATTTTTTTCAAAAGGTCGGGTTTACAATCGGGGTGCTGAGTAATAACTATCGGGCACGCCGATGCGGAATGCAACTAGAACGTGGCTGATTTGAGAAGGAGGGAACTAAGAAGATCAGTCCACTTTAATACGACACGAACCTTCGACCCACTCACCGCCTTTGTCTTTGCACTTGCTCGCGCGCTCGGACGCCTGCTGCATGTCGGTCACGGATCTGGACTTAGCGGCGATACCCATAACGTAACTTGATGTGCGGAAAATGATGTTTCGCTTGCACATCGGTTCTAGCGACGTGTAGTCGTGCCGGTCTTTGCCGACGCGGAATCTCACCTTGTAGGTAAGCTCGCCGCCGCGCGCTTTCGTTTCGTCCTGGAGCTTTCGCATCGCTTCCTCTGCCATCTCTTGGCAGTCGGCGAAGAATCCGCCTGCACTTGCGCGAACGACGCCGATGTCTTGGAACTTCTCCATACCCGGAACGTCGTTCAAATACGTTTGATGTTGTGCGAAGTCGATCGTTGCGCGATGTGAGCAACTCGACGACAGGATGAATGCAAGAGCGAATAGGGTCTTCATTTTTCGGGCCTCCCGGTGTAGCGGCTTACAGCTTAGGTGTTGTTCGGAAGACTTCGCGCAAAGCTTTAGCGCTCAATACGCACTAAATATCGTCCTGTTTATAGCCTTGACGTACGGAACGTCGACGCAGTAGAAGTCGCGTCCCTAAAAGCCCCGTTTTCAGCGGGGAAACATCAATTGGCTTTCTTGTTCGGTTTTTTCTTGAGTCGCGGGCGTTCATATCCCAAGGCTTCGATCGTATTACCTGCGGATCGGTGGATCTCGGCCGGGGTCAACTTAGTCTTTGGTGGCGGCTCCTCGCCGTCGATAGGTTTGAAAAACTCCTGAACATCCCAGCCGGTCTTCTTACTTATTTCGTCCATGCTGTCTAACGTCGCACTATGCTTCCCATTGATCCAACGCGATATTACCGTCGGATCGACGCCCAAAAGACGCGCCAAATCAGAGCCATTCAGGCGGCTCTCTTTCATCAGGCGGACAAGATTGGTCCGAAATCTTTGGGCGGCTTTCATTTGTTCCAACATAGCTTCAATAGAGAAAACTAGCATCGAAGTCACACCTTTTATAGCTGCTCGGTTAAATAATCAAAAACATTAGGTTTTCGACAACTTTGTTCAAACACTGTTTGACAAGTATGTTCAAAATCAATAAATCAGGTTTCGTCGCTGGTTA